CACCGTTCAATTTCAGGGACTCACCCAAGATGGAGTTCCACGCTTCCCCGTGGCACTCGCCGTAAGAAATTATGAGTAATATTAATATAATGGTTTCACCAGAACAATTACATAGTCTCAGATTGTCGCGACCAAACCTCATGCTAATTCATGTAGGTTCTCGGACTCATTTTCAAAATTGCAGGCTTCCGAACTCGATTAACTTCCACATGACAGTGTTTGACCGCATCAATGCCATCCTTGCCGGTGAAAATGATCCCAAGCGAATCGAAAAGAGATCATACGAAGAAAAAGTTCTTCGGGAGCGATCCGATCGCCTGTTGTTGGCGCGGGGTAGGGTGATCACCGCCACGGACGATGCCAACAGTGCTCGGATAGCAGAGAATAGTGCTAGGATTGCTCTTGAACAAGTAAGACCATTGATGAACATCGAGCCCATGGAGTTTTCCCAGAAGTCCAAGAAGTTTGAAGACGCGGCCAAGTTGAAGATCATCAAAGAGACCGATCTGGATAGGGCCGTCAGGATGTACGATGCCGAAGTCGCAAGACAAAATGAACCCATCGTGATGCCAACGACCAAACCCGATGCTCCAAGTGAACCACCCAAAGAAGTCGAAAAGGTAACTTACATGGACGTAGAAAAGCGAGGGGAAGGACTTTTCTCCGGAACTGGGCGAACGTTTCCCGGTTTCGACCAAGCCATAGTGCTTTACGGAAATAATAAACAGTCACTGGTCGCCAAGATGGCCAAGGTCCATATGAACGAATATGGTTTCACTAACATATTTGTCCTTGAAGATGGGTTGGAAGGATGGAGGGACAAGGGTCTTCCAGTGGAGGGTGATTGTGATGTAATGTTAATTAGAGAATACATTCGTTAGTAGTATAAATGTCAGAAATCCGTGTTGAGAAGCATGGGTTCGTACGTCTTGTCGATACAATGCCGAGGGAGGATCTTGATCACGCCATAGTCCAAGCCGCCCGCGTTTCGTATGGAGAAGGCACAAAGAGTGTTCGGAGTGACCGCGGTCTGATTCGCTACCTGCTCCGTCACGCTCACACAACGCCCTTTGAGATGGTGGAATTCAAATTTCACATCAAGATGCCTATCTTTTTGGCCCGGCAGCACATGCGTCACCGGACCGCCAGCATCAATGAGATTTCGGGTAGGTATTCGCAGCTGCCTGAGGAGTTCCACGTTCCGTCCGAGTTCCGTGGTCAGTCCAAGGTGAACCATCAGGGTTCAGAGGGAGTTCTGGATTCGCCCGCGTCTATGGTGCTGTTGAGGAGCCAGAAGGCTTCGTGTGAACAGGCATTCGAGGTCTATCAATTGCTCTTGCACCACGGAGTTGCACGAGAGACGGCACGGGAACACCTACCTCTTTCGACCTACACCGAGTTCTACTGGAAGATCAATCTACACAATCTTCTTCACTATCTGCGTCTCAGGATGGACAGTCATGCCCAACCGGAGATCCAGTTGTACGCCAAGGCGATGTACGACCTGATAAAGCCACTGATTCCAGCGGTCGCTGAAGCCTATGAGGATTACATTCTTGGGTCTGTGACCCTTTCTAGATTGGACCTTGTGAAAATAAAGCAAAATCTTCTTGAGGGGAAACATGAACCCTATCCTTCAGATGGTGAGGAACTAGAGCTTTTAGAGAAGCTCCGCGTTCTTGGAATCGCCTAGACTTGTTCGGAGGCTTGTATCTTTCACCGGGAGCAAGTTCACGAGGTTCGTAGGTCTTGGGTGGAGGAATGACCGGTTTCGGTTTAGGTTCTTTCGGAATCACAATCTCTTCATTTGTTTCCTTTTCCTGCGAAGAAGCCGAGATGATTGTCTGAATTCTTTTCCATGTTTCTTCATCAAGTTCTCCTCCACCCAATTCATCTTCGCGGAATCCGTAAGAAAGGTAGATCGCCATGCGTTCTTCAAACGTCTTTCCTTCGAGTTCCATTATGAGCTGCTGACACTGTTTATTTGTTATGACATGGTGTTTGTGCAAAGCCATACCACATCCTTCCACTGGACAGGGTGGATAGTAGCGTCGCGTGTTTGTATCACAACGTTTGTGACATATTTCATCGTTGTCACTCAAGTAGACATCAAGTTTATCAATTATAAATCTATTACATATTGAACATTTTGTAAATGGGACGAGGTTTAGACGACACTCGTGATGAACGTGATGACCGCAACGGACGTTGACTTTGCAGACGAATGAAATGTCTTCACCACAGATACTACACATTCTAAATATCTTCCATGTCTTTTCTTTAACGCTTCATCACAGTACCGCACATCCTGCAGGTGATGAACAAGGTCATGGGCTCGTCTGCAGATCTTGTCTGCTTTTCCACATAGGTCGTCTTCATGGATTTGCACTTGCCACACTTGAACATCCCGTCCTCGTATTCCTCTGGCTTCTTCTCGACAACCTCCTTCTTTGGTTCCTGATACCAAAGGTCCCATATCTCCTTGGTGTCGAATGTATTGGGCTTAAGTTCACCGCTCTTGATTCTGTCCAGGAACTTGGACTTGTCGTTGTTGCGGATCGCGTAGATTAGTGATCTCATTCGGTTTGCGTAGAGGCGTTTGAAATCCGGATTCTTCCAATTTGCCCGTACATCTCTCTCGCCAATGACCGTGGCGTTTTTGAATGGCTTCGGCACCTCGATCATGTAGTCACTCAGGTTAGATGAAATGTGTTCAGATAGTTTGGCATGCTCGGCTTTGAGTTCCTCGTTCGCATGTCTCTTGTCTAGAAATGATGCCCTTTCTGCACGTACCCAACACTCATTGGAGTTGATGTAAATGTCTCGCTGTATCTGAACCAACTTGGTCATCGTGTCCCTGCGAACTTGTGTGAGTTTCTTGTGTATTTTTTGCATTTTTTGAAAACGTTTCGCATTCAGAAGGTGCAAAAGTCTCTTGATGATGCGCTTCCTCTTGGTGATGTCAGGAAGCTCGAGGTATTCCTCTTCCTGGTTGATGAAGACCTTGGGCTTGAAAGAAGGTCTGCGAATGAAGTAGCGTTCAAGTTTTTGGTTAATCATTGACAGGCCCTTCATCTCGTTCTCCATCTCTTCGATGTCTTTCTTGACCAAAGTAAGAAGTCTCTTGAGTCTTGCCTGGTCCAGAAGCCTCTTACTGACCTTTTTGATTGGTGACACGAATGTTTCACCTACCATTTGATTCTTGATCTCTAAAAGGCGTTCCTGCTTTTCCACCAAAGGAGTCTTGCGCTTGACCACTCCACTTTCAGTAACGTCAAATATGTAGTTCCTCTTGGCGAGATATTCCGTCCATATTTTTGAGTTGAACTTTTGGATCTCCTTCTGATTTTCATTCACGTCTCCGGGTTTCATTTGCTTTATGCACCAATTCTTGGCACCTTTACTGAGATGTGTAGCAAGCGTACCTGCCTTGGCTTCGCTCACCAACCCAGAGTCAATGAGCGCGGTCGTCGCGAGTGCGATGGATTTGGTTTCCATTGTGTTCTCTGCTCTGACCTCCATGGAGGTCGTCTCTCCCTGAATAATTATTTCAACTTCTTTACTTGTAGGGTTTGGGAGTTGCGATTTCGCTTCACTTCATTAGGATCGCCTTTACCGCGAGCACCTGCTGGACCTTTTTGACTGTAGGTTTTCTGATGAAGATTCCAGAATTGTTGCGACCCCACTCTGAAATTCTGATGAATCTTGGCCTTGTACCAGAACACACAGTCTTCGATCCGGTTGGACTTGGACGTATTGTCCAGCACCAAAACCTCATAATTTTCGGTGCACGCTGTCATCACCTGGTTGAACATATCGAAGTTGGGGAAGATACCGAAGAATGCCTTGTACAACTTTTCTCTGTTCTGGATCACATTTTCTCGCGCGATGAACACATAGTCCACATTGGCACGGAGGTCCGGACTGAGGTCCATGCAGTACTGCATAGTCAACATGAAAAATATTTTCCAGTGGCGACCGTTCATGAAGCACTGGCGAATACAAGAGTCTTTTAGGAATTTTCTATCATACATACAATCGTCCATCAATATGAAAGCTCCAATATCCCTGGACGTCAGTTCCTTCTTCCCTGGTGGCGGTTTCATGTTCACCATCTTCCTCTGTCTTTCAATCACTCTCTCGATGATGTCCTTATCGTATTCGCCATAAATGAATAAATCGGGGATGAACTGCTGATACCAGTGGTTTCCTTCCTCGGTCGCCGACATCACCACGCCCGCCGGAAGATGCTTCTTGTGATAGAGAATGTCGGTCACCAAGGTTGATTTTCCTGTGCCACGCTTGCCAATAAACACACACACCTTATCGTCACCCATTGAAGCGGGATTGAATTTTTTGAGCTGAATGTTCATATCTATTAGTCATGTGTATTTTTTGAAATCTTTTTTTAACACATCATATTAGGATGCAACTTGCCGTCACAGGATATCAGGATACTTTTTTAACTGGAGACCCACAATTGAGTTATTATCAAAAAGTATTTACGAAACGTGCTGGATATACTTCAGAGCTTCTTCGTATCGCTTTTGATTCGGATATACGCTTTGGGGGTTCTTCTATTTGTACTTTGGATAATGACACTTGTGATATTATCACTGGGTTTTACCTTAATTTTTCATTTCCTTCTTCACAATCTGTACCACAAGACGCTGGACATGCTTATATCGAACGCGTCGATCTATTGGTGGGCGGACAGACCATCGTTTCGATGACCGGTGAAATCATGGCAATTCTTTCGGACGTTACAGATGAGCAGAGAACGCGAGAGAATTATGATAAAATTCTCAAGAGAAGTGTTTCACAATTATCTTACGGCACGAGTTCTTCAACAAACTCGTTTTATGTAGAACTCCCTTTCTTTGGAAGATCTTATTCAAATTCATTCCCTCTTTTGGCATTAAACCGACACACAATTCAAGTTAGACTTTTTATACGTGAACAGTCCGAACTTGAGAACCCCCCTTTACCTAAAGTAGAACTTCTTCTTCAAGCTATGTACATAGACCAAGAACATAAGAACTTTTTCCTAGGAAGACAATTGGACTACGTTATAAAACAATATCAACTTGCACGAGTGAATTTGAAAGACCTTAATCGAATCAGTTTCAAAACATTATTCGAAAATCCAGTCAAAGAATTCGTCATGGTCGTACAAAATGACTCGGGTACCGATGGCGTGTTCGACTATTCTTCGCATAAAAGTACTACATACACAAGCTATCTAAATGACCAGGTGATCCAATGGATAATGTTGCTCAATGGTCAAAAATATTTCGATCTTGACCAAATAACTATGAGGGTCATTCAGCCCTATGAACATTACATACAAACACCGAACTACAAAGTGAATATATTTAATGTGGGACAGGATACCAGTGATACCCCTTCTGGAACTATTAATATGAGTAGAATCTCAAATCAAACATTCCAAATTAATCTAGTAGATTCAGATATAACTCGTAAATTACGCCTCTACGCGGTAAACTATAACATTTTCCGCTGCCAAGGCGGACTCGGTGGAACACTATTCGTCTAGTCAAGCTTGATCTCGCGACGCTTCTTGTCCGAAGTTCGCATCTTGAAGAACAGACGAAGCACGCCATCTACGTAACTCGCCTTGTAACCTTCATCCGATACATCCACGTAACTGGGCAAATCGAATGAAGTACTCTTTTTATCGCCATATGTCACCGTCACTTCGTGGTCATCCGAAGAAAGTGTGATGTGGATGTTGTCCTTGCCTACTCCAGGCAGATGCATCTCAATCTCAAAACCCTCATCTGTGGTGTGGGTACGCTTGTATAGATATCTGTCAGCCAATTTATTATTAAACTGCTTCTCCATGTTGGGAAGCTCATTCAGAACCTTGGACGTGGTGTCCAAAAGGTCATAAAGATCGCCATGCCGAAGAAAAGGTAAAAAAGCCATTGTACTTTATCTTGGAATCTTTTCTTTAATTATCTTCCATTCCTCCCAGTTGGGAGATCTCGTGTCCGCCACACAGACCTCAGCGATCAAGCGCATCGGTGTGGGATACACTGAATATACTTTGTCGTAGGGAAAGAATGAATAAATGTGACTCAGGTGAGGCATGTGCTTGATGTCCAAACCCTCTACGTCGCACTCCCATCCAATTGAATGCAGTGGATCTACCTCATACTGCTTTCCAATCTTTCCGTATTGTTTGAAATCCACGACATTGTATAATCTACCAAGATTGTCTGGATCAGGAACGGTCGCGTGGTTAGTCGAGATGGTGATGTGGGGGATGTGCCTAAACTTGTAGACCTTGGTCAGAAGACGATGATTCAGTGGCACCAGCCAGACAGAATAACCATACATTACTATATATGCAGGATCTTTCTTTAAGCCAGAAGATGGGTGTGGCCATTGCCATCGCTCCGACCGTATTGATGTTGGGACCCGTGCCTCTCGTTCTGGCTTCAGGAGATTTCCTGATGCGTCAAATAATTAAACATAAAGTCCAAGATAACAGTGTGAAGTTCAAGCCTAGGTAGCCTCATATGGAGTGGATTGCCTGGGTGATTTCACATTGTTCTCCGGTAGCTCATTAGGTAGAGCGCAAGACTGTTAATCTTGAGGTGATGGGATCGAAACCCATTCGGAGAGTTTTTGTTGATCCGTAAAAATTTACTTGTCAACAAAGTATCTGCGGGCCAGATAGAAACCGACCGCAACGATGAGACCGCTGACAGCCAGCCCGGCCATGCTGCGAGATCCATCCTTGGACATGAAGTTGGGGATGTATACAGCCAACTTTGCCTGAACCTCTGGATAGAATACCAGGGCAACCAACACCGCAACAATCACAGCTTCGTACTGCTCCTTGGTCAGTCCAAGAGGAAACTTCTTCTCCTCAACCACCACGGGCGCGGAAGGCTCGGGTGTTGGTGGCCTCTGCTGAACCTGCTGGGCGGGCTGAGCCATGAGCATCTCATGGGGAGCCACGGACGCCTGAGGTGGGATCACGGTGTGCATGTCAGCCGACATGTGATTGTTCATGGGCTCATCATATTCGAGATCAGAGATGGGAGTGGAAAATGCCATACTATTAAGCATTGGTTTTTCTTGTTGTTTATCATCATTATTTTTTCGGTCTATCGCAATTCGCTGGGCATCATATCCAGTATCCCTTTCTTTAGAATTTCCAGGTTTCGGTACAGATAGTCCTGCACCAACACCAGCACCAGTGTCTGGTATGGAAGGATTGTAGGTCAGAGGTGTTCCACCACCACCGGCATTCAAGTCATACATTTCCATTTCTATTAATGAAAAACAATCATTTGAGCCTGCACTGACGCATCTTTTCCAATGCACGTTGCTTCTGCCACCTAACCTGCGTTTCGGTGATGTTCATAGCCTTTGCCACCTGAGAGTCACTCATGTTGTGTATGTAAAGACAAGCGATGACAGCCCTCTGACCGTGGTTCAAACAAGACATGATATCTTCTACCTCGTTTAGTGATTGCGATTCTGGTTCAGGGTTGTATACCTCGGCTACTGGAAGATAATCCATAGCTTTTCTGGTTTTCTGAACATACCTCGACATATACGACTTTATCCACGGATAGGCGTAGGTCGACAGCTTGATACCCCTGGATGGATCATACTTCACAATCGCACGGTGCAGTCCCAACGTCCCCTCCTGAACAAGATCCTTTCTAGAAATACCAGGTCGCTGGTATCTGTAGGAAAGCTTATGAACCAACCCAAGATTTTGGTGCACAATCTCAGTTGTGGTCTTCATGTTTTTCTAGTTTCCGCCCTTTTTCTTTAAACGAAGATCGCATTCCCACCGCGCAGACGAAGCACCAAGTGGAGCGTGGACTCCTTCTGAATGTTGTAGTCCGAAAGGGTCCGCCCGTCCTCCAACTGCTTCCCCGCGAAGATCAACCGCTGCTGGTCCGGTGGGATTCCTTCCTTGTCTTGAATCTTTGCCTTCACGTTGTCAATGGAATCCGAGGAATCAACCTCTAGCGTAATAGTTTTGCCTGTCAATGTCTTCACGAAGATCTGCATCCTTAATATTAATCTCCAGAATTATAAATGATTGGCGTCGTCGCCTTAACTACCTTTTTGGTATTCTTCATTGAAGGGCTTGTCCATTACAATATTGGTAAGAACAAACTGTCCAAGTTGCAGTTTCCACAGGGTCGGGAAATATTCCAGTGGATCTTCACGCTGACTTTCTTCAGTCTGCTGAACGGTGTCCTGGCATCCTACGCCGAGGAGGTCGTATAACGTGAACTTCGCATGATCTTCCATAGAATGATAACCAATATTGTTATAGTAATCATATGGATAATGGCAGTGCAAGTTAAATAATAACCAAGATGTAATCTAAGTGGTTTCCACAATTTTTCGTGGACGTCTGGGTGATCGAAAAACATTTCTATTGCTTGAGTAGCTAGATCCTGTTCCTCTTCCTTGCTCATGGACAAGTTTCTTAAAACCAAAAAAGATAATATCTTTGACAAATGCGAGCCAGGCAAACTATTTCTAGTCAAGGGCTGGTCCACGGCACAAATATGCAAGACAATTGGTTCGTCGGCGGTCTATGTGGGGACCGACACTCTGCGTTCCCAGAACGTCACCCAAAACTTTTTCGGATTCATCGGTTTCAGTAAGGCTGACATTGTCACGGATGATTCATCGATGATCAAAAATGAGTTGCCCGGTTGGCGTTGGATCCAGCAGAATCGCATCAAGATTCACTCCCGAATCTTCATACCTTGCGAAAACAACTTGGATACAATCCAAATTCAAGACAAAACCTTGGAACCGGAAAATAACAAAGCGGTTGTGGAAACACTCCACCAGAGAGACCTGTTCAAAACTACCAAGGAAATCATGGACGATGTTCTAACCACCAAGGGGAACTTTAAAGTGAACGACTATCTGGGAATACACATGGACGAACCTGGAAATCGCATGGGAATTGTACAAGAAAATTACGTCCAAGCCAAAGGAATCTCCATAGAAGAAGTATCCGAAATCGCAGACCATCTCGTCGATGCGGATTACTGGGACACTATGATGTATTCAACCATGTATAACGAACAAATGCATGAACAATTTGTATTGGCATCGGTTATAAATCCATGCGCCATCATTCAAAACCGCATCCCAGTAAACAAGATGGCGGCAGCCAGAGTATGGACCAAGGATTTCAATATGCGTCTCAAGAAATCATTGGAAAAACATTGGGTTCGTTCGGATCCAGATACTATGCAAGTTTTACGTCACAAACCAGAACTTATAACTGAATACTGCACTAATTCAAGTGGCATTCATTTCATAAATCAGACATCCATGTCATCAAAGATAAAACCCGATGTCATGAAGGAATTGAAACTCAAGTTAAAGGAGAGAGAGCAAGACTTTTTATAACAAGCAACATGAGGCGCCTCTATGCCAGAGATGACGAGTCTGACGATGGAAGCGATGCGGGCGTTGGTGGCGAGAACTACAACATCGACATCATAGGAAATGATATACACTTTACAGGCGAAATCTCCGATGAATCCATGCACGATCTAATTGTTAAGGTCAAGACGTTGGAAAGGAAACTCCTCAGTGTCAGGGAATACAAACCCAAGATTACACTTTATGTCAGGAGCGATGGAGGCGACTTCTTTGCAGGACTAAGCTGTATGGATCACCTCAGAAGACTCAAAATCAAGCTGATCACGGTCGCAGATGGTTTTTGTGCCAGCGCAGCTACCTTCGTTTTGATGGGTTCCAAGCATCGCAGGATTATGCCTCATGCCCACTTGCTCATTCACCAACTTTCCACAGGCGCGATGGGCAAGTATGAAGAACTCAAGGACGAGATTAAGAATTGTGACAAACTCATGGAGACCCTCCGCAAGATCTATACCCAGTATACACAAATCCCAGAAGAAAAATTGAACAAGTTGCTCAAGAAGGATATCTACTTTACTGCCGAAGACTGTGAACGGTGGGGGATTGCCAAAAATAATATGTGATAATTACAAATATGAAGATGAAGATGAACATGAAGATGCCCAAGCTGTCCCAGCAGGCTATGATCGTCGCCTTCGCTGCCATTCTCCCAGTGATGGCTTCGGCTTACAAGCTCCGTATTCTGGATGCCGTCGTTCTGCTTCTGTCAGGTGCGCTTGCCGTCTATAACGTCAACTGTCTCACCGCGGGCAGCTGCAACACCTGGGCGACCGTGGTGTCTGTCTCTTTCTTCATCATGACCGTCCTGCAGCTCATGGCGCCGCGCGAGGGTCTTGAGGGAGAGGAGGAGATGCCCAAGAAGGAGGAGGATATGCTCGTCACCGACAAGGAGGAGGTCACCGAAGTGCCCACCAAGGTCGAGGAGAAGCCTGCCGCGCCAGCCCCCACGGAGGCCAAGATGCCCGCCGAGTCCAAGCCCGAGAAGGCCATGGCCAAGACTGCTCCCATCATCACCACCGACGAGGAGTTCGAGATGCTCAAGGCTCAGCTGATGCAGTAAAGTTCACCGCAGCTTCATAGAGATCAATCCCGTGGTCAGCGACCGCACAACAGGCTAGCGAAGACGCCTCAAGTTGCTCGAGGTCAGGCTTGTAGCCGTAGGGACTGGTAATGAAACATCCCTTTACGTGTTTGAATCCCCAAGCACGCAAAGGAACCCGAGGGATGGGATCGTTCACATCCACAAATCGGAAACTGTTGTCAATCACCGCATCGAAGAGATTTCGGAAGTGACCGCCTCCAACCCGTGGCGAACCGTAGGTCACACAGTATGTCTCCACGTCGCCCCCAACATTCTGCTCAACGTCCAGGGCACAGAGTGTAGAAAGACCACCACCAAGCGAATGACCCGTACATACCACCTTGGGGTTCGCCATGTACTTGATTGTGTCAATGATCAACGTGCGACCACTCATGTACTGACCAAGGAATCCCGCATGAACTCTGCACTCGTCTGGTAGGAACGGCGTCTTTACCCGAAAGGTCAGCATGTCCGTGCATATGTCGTTCCACTGATCCGTCTCGGTTCCACGGAACACCACCCAGGTGATACCGTCTTCAGATTTGATGAAACAGTCCAGACCAGTCTCATCACTGCTGATGGGCTGAAAACCGTCCCGACACATTTCAGCCTTATCATATGATTTCCTGCAAAGAGATGCACACTTTCTAATGATCTTCCTGGATTCCTCCTTCATCTTTATACTTGGTTGGCATTTTCTTCATCAGAATCTGTCGCTACATCCGTTTGCTCACGAAGCCCCTGAAGTGTTTGCGCCACCCTCTGCTCCTCGAACGTCGGTGGGAATACCTCGGGTCCTTCCGAAAAGGATACACTGGAATTTCCTGGCGATGGCGGTGGAACGTCGTAGTTAATGTTCTTGGTGCTGAAGAACCTTGACGCCGCCCGTTTGATTCGCTCCGCCGAACTGACCTGGAATTTCTCGTGAGCCTCCTCGCTGAAGGGCGTGATCTCGCGGATGTCAAGAATCTCGGGACGCGCGAAACTGTGAGCCTCCTTGGGGAACTTCTTTTCGAATATCTTCAAAATGTCACCCGGGATAGGAGGACTCTGCT